TGGTGGCGGCGGTGGCGGTGGGATTACTGGTGGTGATTTTTGCTCTGGTGGTGGTGGCGCAGGCGGATACAGAACAGCCGCCACGTTAAAAGCAGAGGTCGGTCAGACCATAACTGTCGCCGTTGGCGGGGGCGGGGCCGCTACAGGCGCTGGGCGCTCTCAAGGAAATAACGGCACAGATTCTTCAATTTCTGGGTCATTTTTCTCAACCGTAACAGCGACAAAAGGTGGTGGAGGTGGTGCAGGTGCAGGCGGGGCAGGCTCATTCGTGCAGGGCAGTCCTGGTGGTTCTGGTGGCGGCTCTACTTTTGGTTCTCCGGGCGGCACAGGAACGGCTGGTCAGGGTTATGACGGCGGCGCAGGATCTTCAAGCTCTGCGCAATACGGTGGCGGGGGTGGCGGGGGTGCTGGTGGATTGGGCGGTAATGGATCAGGTTCCGGCGGCGGCACTGGAGGTACTGGAGTGACCGTTAGTGCCGCCCTTGGCGGCGGAACTTATGGTGGCGGTGGGGGTGGTGGAGCATATTCGGCAAACGGGGGTGCTGGAGGGTCAGGCATTGGTGGTGCTGGCGGAGCAGCCGCAAATGGAAGTAGTGCGCCTTCCGCTAACACAGCAAGTGGCGGCGGTGGGTGCGGTCAGTCAGGTGCTACTAACCGTGCGGGTGGTGCTGGAAGCAGTGGCATCGTAATCATTGCTTACCCAGACAGCTACGCGGCAGCTGCATCAACAACCGGATCGCCAACGGTTGTAGTGAGCGGTGGATACCGTCGCTATACGTTCACCGGCAACGGTTCAATCACATTCTGAGGTAGCGCATGGCTCATTTCGCAAAACTAGATGAGAACAACAATGTGCTTGAGGTGCATGTTGTTCACAACAACGAGCTGCTTGACGCGAACGGTGTCGAGCAGGAACAAAAAGGCATCAATTTCTTGATTACATGGTCTGGCGGCTATCCGTACTGGAAGCAAACAAGCTACAACGGAAACAAGCGCAAAAATTACGCCGGCATTGGTTACACGTTTGATGCGGCGCGTGACGCTTTTATCCCGCCAAAGCCAACGGAAGATGCAACGCTTGATGAAGCGACATGCCAGTGGATTATTCCTGTTGTTGAAGTTGTCACCGCTGACAGCATTGGCGGCGACTCGATTGGGGCGTAAACCATGGATGCTAATGCTAGCGCTAAAGACGTGGAGGCTAAATTGTCAACTCATGAGGCGGTCTGCGCCGAGCGTTACGCAGGCATCAACGCAAGACTTAAACGCTTGGAGCAAATCCTGATTGCATCAGCCGGTGCAATCATTCTTTTGCTTGTCAACACTAACTTAAAACTTTTCCACTGATATGTTTGATCTTTTATCCGGTGGCTTACTTGGCTCAATCTTTGGCGGACTATTCCGACTCGCGCCAGAGATTCTCAAGTTTATGGATAAGAAGAACGAGCGCAACCACGAATTAAACATGTTCCAACTCCAAACGGATTTGGAAAAGATGCGTGGTCAATTCAAGATGGAAGAGAAATACGTTGATCATTCCATTGCACAATTGGACGCCATCAAAGCAGCGTTTAACGAGCAAGCAGAAACCGCCAAATCGGCCGGTTGGTTTGTGGCGGCCATCAGCGCATTAGTTAGACCTGGCATCACTTGGTCGTTGTTTTTCATGTATGCCGCAGTCAAAGTTGCGGCGCTTTGCATTGCCTTTCAAACGAACGCCAGTTGGTCTGAAGTGCTGACGCAAACATGGGACGCTGACGATTTTGGTTTGTTCAGCATGTGCATTTCATTCTGGTTTGTTGGCCGATCCATTGAGAAGTACCAGAAACAATGAAAGAGGCAATCAAGATCGCCAAAGACTTATTGGTGGTTCCGTTTGAGGGTTGCGCCAAGGTATTGCCAAACGGTATGGTTGCCGCGTATCCCGATCCTGGTTCTAATGGCGATCCTTATACGATAGGGTTCGGGACAACAGGCCCAGACGTAACGCCAACAACCGTTTGGTCGATGGCGGAATGCGAGAAACGCTTAGAGGCTCACCTGATTAACTTTACATTAGGACTCATCAAACTATCACCGAGGCTTGTTTCCGCCGCGCCACGCCGATTCGCAGCTGTCCTGTCGTGGGCATACAATTGCGGGTTAGGAAACTATCGGATCTCAACGTTTAAGCGACGCATCGACGCAGGCGATTGGGCAGGTGCGCGCGAGGAGTGCGTGAAGTGGAACAAGTCACGCGGACGTGTGATGCGTGGTTTAACGCGTAGGCGTGAAGCTGAAGCACTTATGATGAGATAAACATGCTTGCACCGCTAAAAATACCACCAGGCGTATACAGGAACGGCACCAATTACCAGGCCGCGGGTAGGTATTGGGACGCCAATCTGGTTAGGTGGTACGAGGGAACCATGCGGCCTGTTGGCGGGTGGGTGAAAGCGTCAGGCGATACGTTTACAGGTTCGGCGCGTGGCATGTTTTCATGGCGGGATAACGATTATGACCGTTGGCTTGCCGTGGGAACGCACTCCAGACTTTACGTTTGGAATGGCGGCAACTTTTACAACATCACGCCATCTGGTTATATCACTGGAAGATCATCATCGTTTACGGGTTACGGTTACGGCGCAGCCAATTACGGCGCATCCACTTACGGAACGAAGCGAAGCGTTGGCGCGGAACTCGATGCCACAACCTGGTCGCTCGATAACTGGGGCGAGTATCTTGTAGCGTGTGCCAACTCAGACGGGAAACTTTACGAGTGGCAAAACAACGTTGGATCGCTTGCCGCTGTCATCACAAACGCGCCAACCGATAACACGGCGCTCATCGTTACGCCAGAGCGTTATCTGTTTGCTTTGGGTGCTGGCGGGAACCCGCGTTTAGTGCAATGGTCAGATCAAGAGGACAACACGGTTTGGACGCCATCAGGAACAAATACCGCGGGATCGTTAGAGTTACAGACTAACGGTCGCATTTTGGCGGCAAAGCGTGTGCGCGGGCAGGTGTTAATCCTTACCGAGACTGATGCTCATGTTATGAATTATCTGGGGCCGCCATTGGTTTATGGTCAGGAAAAAGTGGGTTCGTTTTGCGGTTTGATTGGCCCGCAAGCCGTTGCCGTGATTGAGGGTGGCGCGGTATGGATGAGCGACAAATCGTTTTTCCTATTCAACGGCCAGCTGCAACCGTTACCTTGCTCAGTTGGCGATTATGTGTTTACGGACATCAACCTTGATCAAGTGGCGAAGATTTACTCAGGCCACAATTCAGCGTTTGGCGAAGTGTGGTGGTTTTACCCGTCAGCCGATAGCAATGAGTGTGATCGGTACATCATTTGGAATTACCGCGAAAACCATTGGTCAATTGGCGCGTTAGCCCGCACATGCTGGACGGATGCCGGTGTATTCACGAATCCTTTGGCGGTTGGCACGGATGGTTATCTGTACGAGCACGAAAACGGATGGACGGATAACGGAACACCTATCACGTCCACGCGTTACGCGGAATCAGGCCCGGTTGAACTGTCAACGGGTGATCGCTTTATGGCAGTGCGGCAAATATTGCCGGATGAAAAGTCACAAGGTCAAGTGAAGTTGACGTTTTACACGAAACCGACCCCGGAATCATCAAGCACAACTTATGGCCCCTATACCATGCAACCGTACACGAATGCACGGTTCACAGGCCGCCAAGTAGCAATGCGCGTTGTTGGTAATGCTGATGCTGATTGGCGTGTTGGCACGATCCGTTTGGATGCTGTACCAGGTAGCGGGCGATGAGATTACCGACGCCGCCAAATACTTATTCGCAACCGCTTGAGCGTGAACGCAACCGCGCTTTGGAAAGTGCTGATGCGTTGAACTTAAAGAAGTTACAAGACGTTGAGTTTGTGGAGGGTATGCGGTTGATCCTTCGCTCGCCAAACGGAACGCGGTATAGCATCACGGTTAATAATTCTGGCGTCATCAGTGCAACGTCGATTTAGAGGTAAACATGGCAACGAAACAAGACATACAGGCTTTGTACCAGCAAGCACTCAACAGAGCGCCGCGTGACGATGAGGTGAACTGGTGGCTCATGTCCGCCAACAACGAAAAGTGGACGCCAGCACAGTTGCGTAGTGCGTTTTTGCGTGACGCGATACCTGAGCTTTACACGTCAGTCTTGGGACGTGCACCGCAACCCAATGAAACAGCATACTGGGATTGGGCGCAAAACGAATTAGCAAGCCCGGAGAAACTGCGCAGCGAGTTTCTACGTTCAGCGCAACCAGAGATTGATATTAACGCAGCGCGTCAAGCGGGTGCCAAACGTACAACGCAAGGCATTACCCAGACAGGTTTGGCGGAACGGACTTATACGCCATACGCTGGCGATTACACGCGTTACGGTTTCGGGCCTGAAGGTTTACTGTTCACCAACACGGGCAAAGTGACGCCTTATGTACTGCCATCAGGCGACAAGTGGCGGCCAGCCGTTGAGCCAGCCGAGCCAAAGCCAAGCGATTCAAACTTACCGCCCGTTGATAAAAAACCAATTCCACCGGATCTTGCAACCTTAACGCCGAATCTAAATCCACCTGGAACGGTAACGCCAGGCGCTGGCGGCAACACGGGTTTGCTCGAAATGGGCAAGGATAATTTCATTGATGATCGCTCTACTTTACTACCTGGTGGATCGGTAACGGATAGCCTTTTGAATGTTCCGACGCAACCCGTTATTCAGCAATCCATTATCCAGCAACCCGTTGTTCAGCAACCCGTTGTCAATCCTTACGATCAACAAGTGACGGGTTGGTACCAATCACTACTTGGGCGCGCACCAACACAAGCCGATCTGAATTACTGGGGCGGTGAACTCGCCAAAGGCGTTGATGCTGGCGCGATTCAGGAATCCATTGGCACATCACCAGAAGCGTTGCTAAATCGCACTTACCGCATGTCGCTTGGAAGGATGCCAACGCAAGCTGATTATGGTTATTGGCTTGGCGAGTACAACAAAGGCGTCCCGCTGTCAGATATTCGCCAATCAATTAGCGCATCACCTGAAGCGCAGCTATTTTCAAGCTACAACCAGGCAGCGCAGAATATGACTTTGCAGCCATATAACTACTATCTTGGGCAACTTGGTAGTGGAACGCCGCTGCAA